TAATGGTGAATTGTGCAACCGCTCTCATGAGATCACCGCCTTACAGAGTGACTACGCACATGAAGGTTGCCTTCGTATCAACATCGGTGTTGGACACGGAAAGCGTCTTGCCGGTCTTGCTGCCGCTGGTACCCCAGCTGGTATCGATCGCACCATCCTTGTTATATTTCGTCCAAGTGTAGGTGCCTTTGCCTTCGCTATCGATCTCTGCGCCTGCTTGATAGCAAACTGCGGTCAGCACGGTGCTGCCTTGGCCGTTTTTGAACACATCGCCGCCGGTACTGGTGATAACGATCTGAATGGGGTCGCTGTTGTCGATGAAGGTGGCAACATCTTGGAAGTTGCTGTTGTAGGTGCTGGATGTGCTGTCGCTGTCGGTCGCCACGCACTTGAACACCGCGTAGCTGTCTACCGCTGCAGCAAACACCGTAATGGTTGCCGTGGTTGTACCGGTGTACATACCAGTGCTGTCGGAGAGCTTGCGCCAGCCAGTGCCGAATGCGGCATCGTAGCCAGAGGATGTGGTGCTGGTGACGCTGCTGTCCATGATCGCCCATTTGTAAGTGACATTGGTGGTGTCCACAGTGCTGCCGCGCCACAGTTCTGCCTTTGCAGTCAGACTGGCTACCTCTGTGTTTTTGAACACATTACCGCTGGGCGTGGTGACGAGCAGGTCGGTAATGCCGGAGCCATTGACCACGCGGCTGAAGGAAATGGTCAGCGGGTGGGTAATGGAAAGACCGGTGGATTCATCCTTATAGGTGATTACGCAGCGGTAATCGATGCCGGGGAGTCCTGCCATCGTGTTGCCCTTGATGGTAAGGATGTGACTCTTTGTACCGCTGAGTGCGTAATTACCCGAACTGGTGATTGCTGTGGTGCTGCTGCCGATGTACCACTTGACCGAGGTCACACTTGCGGATGTGATCTGATCGGTGGTGGTGCCGATCACATACAAGCTGGGGGTAAGCACGAGGTTGGTGCTGCTCCAGTCGGGGGTGTATGTGCCGTTGTCGGGGTTATACATCTGCGTTTTTGCCAGACTGGAACCGATATAGCCGGTCAGCGTTAACGCGTCGTTATAGTCAATAATCGTAAATTGACCCTGTGCTTTACTCATGTTTTATGCTCCTTTTCTCAGCCGAGAAGGCTGGTTCTGGTGGTTGTATCAATCAAATCGCAGAAGAATGTGGCGCGGACATGCACATCCTCTGAAGTGATTTCAATGGATTTGCTGCCGCCGAAATGGTCTGCATTCCACACCGCGTCCGCTTCGGTGTCTTCAGATACGCGCGTCCATATAAACTGGTTATCGTCCAGCGTGTCGGTGATGTTCTCATCCCACGAGTATACCGTAGCGTATAGCGTGGTTGAGATGTATCCGTTTTTGAAGATGTTGCCGTTGCTGCTGGAAATGACCAGTCGGTACATCTTCTGCTGCTCGATCTCCGTGATGCGATCGCTCTGCTCCTGCACCGATTCCGTGGTGGCATAGGCGCGAAGCACGACTTCACCAGTTTCCAAGTCCCAGTACGATGAGCCATCCTGCGACTGCAGCACACCAGCCTTGATGATGTTGGCTACCAATGTGCCACTGGTGATGAAGTCCGCAACGATCTGACCGTCTGCGGTGATCGCGGTTTCGTAGGGTCCGTTATAGCCGTTATGGGAGAAACCCAGACCACCAACATTCCAGCGCCAGACATTGACCGCCTCTGCAATGGACGGTGCGTCCAGTATCAGCAGTTCGTATGGCTGTCCTGCGTCGGTCGTGTTGATAACCACATAGCCACCTGTCTGGCCTGTGATTATTCCTGTCGCTTCTGCGATGGCCGTATTCATCAGTGCTGGGAATCGATCCACCTTTGCCGCTGCCTGCTCGGCGGCATCCTGCGCCGACGAAACATTTTGCAACAGATTGGCTTTTGCACTGCCCAACTCAATCGAAATATACTTTTCGGCTAGTGTGTCATATCTGGTGGCGATGACTTTGGCTTTTGCGGTGATTCCCAGCACCGAATGACGAACGGTTACCGTGTCGCAGAGGGACACGCGCTCCAGCACCGCAGCATATTCTGGCTGCTTCCACAGCGGTTCAAATGCGACGGTGATGCTTGGCTTGCCTATGCCGAGCGGGTTTGCTTCCACATAGTTATTTGCCTTTGCTCGAAGCGCTTCTTCGGTGACGGTTTCTTCCATATCGAAGTATTCCGAGAAATCCTTGATATAGGTTTTGCGCTGCACCAATGTGGTTTCCACCACAGGTATCAGCACTTCTGCCAGCGTGATCACGGTCTCGGTGCCGTCATCTGCAGTGCTGACCGCGTATGGAAGCAAGTCCGTGTACACATCCGTGTTATCGTTGTCATGCTCCATGTCGGTGAGGTTTTTTCCGTACTCAATGACCACGCCTGTGTGGTTGCCGCGTCCTTGATGGTGAATCACATGGAAGTTATCCCACTCAAATTCGCCGCCCCATAAATCGAGGAACGATCCTGCCGCACCGCCGAGGCATGCGCGGACACTCTGCGGCTTCGATACCGCAAAGGGCTTTGCTGCCGAGTAGTCCGTCTGGCATGTGAATCCATGGGGCGTGGCCGTATTGGCGAATACGCGCTCCATCGCAAGTGACGGGGATATAGATTCCTCCGACCACCGCAATGCCGCGATGTTCGAAAGGTCATAGGACAGATGCTGCGCGTATACCGTTACCATACCGTCGATGGGTGTGCTGATGCGGTAAATGCGAAACATCTGATCCTTGGCTGTGTCATTCGGCTTTGCCTTGACCAGCCTTTCGGTTGCCAATTCCTTGTACAGCGCACCGTTTGTTGGGTATTTGAATTCGCACTCAAACGCGCCATTTCTTTCTTCGGTGACTTCACAGGAAATGCAATCCTTCAGTACACCTATACCGAAGGTCTTGAAGTTGGTGGCATTCGCTTTGAAAAGTACAGGTATCATATCGAACACCACCTCGGAGTTACCGATATTCCTTGTATGCCGCCGGTGAATGAGAATGTGTTCTCTCCGGGGTACAGGATCGGAAAGCCGTTTCCTCCGACGGTGTCATTCTTCGGTTCGGTGTTTTTGTAACAGTTCATCTGCTCGGAGTCGATTTCCACGAATTCGTCTATGTCCGTGAATTCCCATGTAGCGTTGCTGTTCTCCGACTGAATGGTCAGTGTGCCTGCGCCGCTGCCAACTATACGAATGATGGGCTGGCTGGGGAACGGGTACGGGTTCGTCAGATTTCGACCATTTCCGACAAGCTGGCTTTTTGCTCCTGCTGCCGCGTATCGGAAGGGTTTGCAAGAAAAACTGATTGTGAAGATGCCGATGCGGTTCATCTCATCTTCGATGTCGAGCTTACCCGCGTATACTGCTGCGCGAGTAAACTCTGTATCGTAGGTATCGGAAAGTTCGTGGTAGCTGTCGAGGCCAGAGTACAACCAGCCTTTGACTGCCGTAATCTTCTGCGACAGTTCCGCGATGCTCTTTGCTGGCAGGAACACGGAATAGGTGACCTGCGCGTTCGGAAATCGACCGCCGCCTGCGATCAAATCGCCGCTCCTGCCGGGGATAGAAAGAAACTCCACATCGTATTTCGGTGCGGAGAACACTTCCTTTTTCTCAATCCGCAGTCCCATGTCGGACGAGCGGACGCCCTTGTACACAAAATAATTCACGCGAATACCACTCCTTTCCGCTTTGCGAATTGTCCTGCAGTTACCAGCACTTCGTTGGTAAGCTGCTGGATGTCTTCGTTGCTGTAATTGTTAAAATTGGTGATGTTTAGCACCAGCTGCAAGCCGCCGCCGATCACACCGCCTGCTGCTCCTGCCATGGCTCCGTTTATGCTGCCATCCACATTAAAGTCCGTAGGCAGTGCGGTTTCCATATCCTTTGCCAGTCCATGCATGACATCGTTGATGTCTTCACTCATGGCTTCGGCAGCTTTCACCGCTTCATCGCCATTGTCTTCAATGGAGCCAGACAGACCCTTGACCAGCATTTCACCGACCCACGCCATTTCATCCGAAGGAGAGTGGATGCCGAAGAAGTCGCAAATGCCGTCCCAGATGGAACTGATCCAGCCAGAAACCTTATCCCACAACCACGATGCCAGCTGCTGAATACCTTCCCACAGTCCCTTGACGATGTTGCCGCCGATGTTCACGATTTCGCCCATCAGCGATCCGAATGCCTTGACGATGCCCGCAATGATCTGCGGCACGGCCTTGACAATTTCCACGATGATGGTCGGCAAGTTTTCAATCAGCGATACGAACAGCTCCACGCCTGCCATGATAATCTTATCGATGTTACCGATGACCGCGTTTACGATGCCCGATATAATCTTCGGGATTGCTTCCACGATGGTGACGATGATGGTCGGTAGTGCCTGCACCAACGAAATCAGTAGGTCGATACCTGCCTGTATGATCTGGGGTATTGCCTCCAGCACTGCAGTGATGATACCGTCAATAATCTGGGGTATCGCTTCTACGATCGCCAGAATGATGTCCGGCAGCGCCGCCACCAGTGAGGTGAGAAGCTGGATGCCTGTTTCAATGATCTGCGGGATTGCGTCCAGCAGGAATGTGATAATGCCGTTGATGATCTCTGGCAGCGCGGCAATCAAAACGGGTAGTGCGTCGAGGATGCCTTGCGCCAGTCCCATGACCAGCTGCAATGCTGCGTCCAGTATCATCGGAAGGTTTGCAATCAGCGTGTTCACGATTTCAATGACCAGCTGAATGATGGTCGGGATTAGCGTAGGGATGGCGCTTGCAAGTCCCGATATCAGTGTGGCGATCACCTGTAGTGCCGCCTGCAGTATCAGTGGTAGATTGTCGATGATGCCGCCGACCAGTGCCAGTACCAGCTGTAGTGCGCCTTCTGCGATCTGTGGTAACGCTGCGATCAGCCCTTCCAGAATGGAGAAGATGATCTGCGTTGCGGAATCCACGATCTGCGGCAGGTTATCCACGATGGCCTGTCCCAGCGATCCTACGATTTCACCTGCAATCTCCAGCAGTTCTGGAACGAATTCCATGATGGTGTCGAGGATCTTCGGCAGGATATCTCCGATCACATCGGACATCTTGCCGATGTCGCCGTTGGCCTCCAGTATGCCGTTGGTGAACTCACCGAGAAGGTCGACGCCTTCACCTGCAAGGTTGGTCAGTACGGGAAGCAACACAGTGCCGAGTGCGTTCTTTGCTGCCGTTGCGCCTACCTTGAGGTACTGCAGCTGATCGTCTAACGCACCGTATGCATTCAGCATTTCGTCGCTGACCACATATCCTGCTTCTCGCGCTTGATCGCCAAGCTCCTGCATTCGTTCCGCGCCCTGCTCGATGAGGGGGTTTAGCTCCTGCGCTGACTTGCCGAGTATCTGCATAGCCAGCGCGTCGCGTTCGGTTTCATTCTCGATCTTACCGAGGGCGTCGATGACTTCCCAGTACACGGTATCGGAGTCACGCAAACTGCCGTCTGCGTTCATAACGGAAACGCCCAGTTTGTCGTATGCCTCCACAGACAACTTTGTACCGTCCTGCACCGCCTTCATGGATTTGATCTGCTTGGCCATGGATTTTGTCAGCGTCTCTGTGGATACATCCACCAGTTCCGCTGCGTACATGTACTCCTGCAGTTTATCCGTGGCTATGCCTGTGACGGTGGCCTCGGTCAATACAGTGTCCGCGTATGCTGCACCTTCGACTGCCATATCCACCAGTGCTTTGCCTGCTGCAATGGCCGCAGCCGATACTGCTGCAAATGCTGCCGCCATGGTAGCGGCGGTCGCCTTGCAGATAGTACCAAGCGATTCGAAGGATTTGCCTGCGTCATCCGCTTCGTCGGCAGCTTCGTCAACTTCGTCGCCCATATCATCAGCTTGATCGCCGGTGTCATCCATCTCGCGACCTGCCTTATCCAGAGCATCGGTGCTTTCGTCCAGCTGCCGTTCCAAATCGATGAGCGCTGCTTCGGCATTATTCAACTGAATTTGCCACTGCTGGGTTCTGCGATCGTTCTCTCCAAAGCTCTCGGTGGCGTTTGCCAACGCTGCACGAAGGGTTTCTACCTTCTGACGCTGCGCGTCAACCTCTTTACCGAGTACCTGTTGACGAGCGGTCAGCGCTTCGATGGAATTGTCATTCTTATCGAACTGCGCTGTTACCAGCTTCATCTCACTGCCCAGCACTTTGAAGGTTTGGTTGATTTCGGATATGGATTTTTTGAATTCTTTTTCGCCTTCCAGCCCGATCTTCAGACCGAAATTATCCGCCATCTAACCACCTCCTACACGCCTGCGGGGATAATGTCGTCTATGAACACCTCGCGCTTCGGTTTGGCGATTCCGTTATACTGCTTATGACATTCCCACAAATCCAAAAGCAGGCCGAAGGGCGTGAGCCATACTTCGTCCTGCTTCATGTGGAGGTGCGCCATGCCATAATATAAAAGTCGGGTGAACAGTTCTTCGTCTGTTACCCGACTACCGCGTTTTTTGCGTCGGCCTCGCTTTCGATGTTACGCTTGGTGCCTTTGTAAAGCGCCTCCGTAATGGCCGCCTTGTAGGTTGCCAGATCAGCCGGTACCGTGAGCAGTTCCACCATTTCCTCGGTGAGCAGCTCCTTGGGCTGATCTTTGTGCTTCAAATTGTGGATGAGCAGCGACTGATTTGCCAGAAGCGTAATCAGCCACACAATCTCTCCGATGGCCATCTCGAAGTTTTCGCTTTTCATGAGCTTTTCGCCCAAGTTTTCCAGACCGCCGTAACGGCCTGCGATTTCCTTTGTTGCCTTGGTGGTCAGCATAAGGGTGTATTCTTCACCGCCGACCACGATAATTGCGCTGCGCTCAGTGTCCATGTGTGATCCTCCTTATTCCGTAGCCGCTGCCGCGTAGGTCGGCTCGTAGACATCCTTGTACCAGTTGGCGATGGTGGCGGCTGCTACGCCGCTTTCACCTTCGGTGACCTCTGCCTTCCAAGGATGCTTGTTCGCACCGTCCAGCTTGTTTCTGCGAAGGATGGTGCCTTCGATGGTGGGAGTGCTGAAGGTGATGCTGTCGCCCTTGGTCGCAAGTGCGGTCGCGGGGATGCCGAACTTCACCTTGTACAGCCAGAAGTATTTGTACTTGCCGTTGCTCTTTTTGGCACGGAAGCCGATCGCAACGGGATCGCCACCGTCTTCGCCGGTGGAAATGACGACGCCATTCTTATCGATGGTTGCACCAGTAAGGTCGGATGCCACCGTTGCGCCGATGTCATCCACACCCAAGGAGAGGGTGCCGCTCTTGAACTCCTTGACGATTTCCGCTGCGCCATCGTCCGCGTACAGCGTAGCCTCTGCCAGCTCCACGGACAGGTCAGCGCTCATTGCCTTTGCCAATTTCTGCGGGGTGCCGTAACTTTCGTTACCGTTCTCATCCTCGGTGATCTTGGCATAGTGCAGCATATCAAGACCAATCGTAGCCATGATTATTCCTCCAATTCGTAATACTTGGCCACATCCACATTGTAGTGGTGGTAGCCTGTCTCTGTTTCATAACCGATGTATTGCCTGCTGGTTATGGTAAAATCATCACGCAGCAGCGCTTTCACCACCGCGTTTTTCGCTTTGGTGTAGCTGCCCTGCGTGTAAATGGATATCCGCGCTTCCTGCGTTTCACCTTCTGGGGTGTTGTCCGCGTGAAGCTCGAAGGTGTCGGAAAGCGGCACCACGACCATGTACTGATCGGGTGCCTTATCCGTAAATACGCCAGTTTCGATCGGGATCTTCAGCCCGCCCAGCGTGGTTTGCAAATCTGCCAGTACGCTCATAGCTTGCTGACCTCCTGTTCGAATGTCTGTTTCATTGCTTCAATGACGGCTGCCTTGGAAGCAGATTTCGCAGGTTTCAGAAACGGTTTTGCTGGCTGCCCATGCTTGCCGTATTCGATGATATTGGCAATCTGGGCGTTGCTGCCGCCGTCTGATCTCGGCTCCGAGAAGCCCACCTTGATATTATGGTTGCCGTTCCTGTCCAGCTTTGCAGGCGATAGACCCAGCGACCGCTCCAGCTCACCAGTGCTTTCGGAGGGGTATTTGGTACCCTTGCCGATCACACCTGCGAGGTTGCTCTTGACGCGGGATAGCAAAACTTCACCGCCTGCCTCCAGCATCTTTTCTGCGATCTCATCAGATT